CAACAATGTACTAGGGTAGTTACTAATGAAGTGAAGCCTGTACCTGAAGGGACACCACCCTTTCTACCGAGGTAAACGCCTTCAGGAGTAATAAGTCCACCAGTGATGAAGTGATCGACAAGGTCATCCCACAACATGTCATCAATACTCCCTCTCTGAAACCACGATTTTATAGAATTAAAGATACAATGAATACTCTCTTCAGCGATGGAGCGATCAAACGCTGCAGCGTCGACAGAGGTCAACATTAAATCTAAGTCCATAGCACGTTTCATGATGTTCGTTACACATCGATCAACGTCATCAAGATCACCCCAACCACAAAACTTCTCAGGATGAGATTTTAATAGAGCTTTAGTAACAGGTTGAACGAATGTAGACTCAAGAAGAGAGGTTACATGATCAGAACCCCATACAAGACGAACCTTTGGAACATCAGCATAAAGTTGAGTCCTGCAAAAAGCAATAAAAGGATAGCCTTTATAGGGTTTTTCCTTGTTAAGAACAGCCTTAGCTTCCTCTAAATAGAGTAAACCGCCAACTGAACCTTTCTTCATAAAAGGTAAACCCCATTGCGTATTCTTTTTAGAAATACGATAAACCTCATCAAGTGAAAGTGGTCTAAGGCTCTCTTTCCGTAATAGCAATGTGACCTTCTCCGTGGCGATATTAGCACACTTGCGGCACGGTTGGTACCGTCTTTCCTGGAAGAACAATTTTGCATCTGCACTTCTCTCTGACCATCTCGGACGCCAAGAGAAAGGTCGAAATTTTTGTATTTCGACGTGTTCTAATTCCAGAACCAAAGGGTCAAGATTGTGGTCCTCTAAAAATAAAACTCCAATCTTTTCTTTAAAATCTTGGAGAATCACCGAGATTCCCAAATGTGTACTTGGCAGGAACACATTGTTTTTGAAGCACCTATCAGGAATTACATAGCTGTCACTACTTTCATCCCTTTTAGCCAAAGGTGTGTGCAATTGAGCAGGTTGCTCATTAGCCACATTACGGACAAGTGAAGTGGTAAGCTGTCGGATAGTGCTTAAATCAATACCAAAAGATTTAAGACACTGATTAAC